CCCAGGACTGATGCCTACGATGATGACGACTATCTGCTGCCGGACATTCCGGACGCACTCAAGAAGGGTTGCGCCGAGTACGCTCTGCTGCAACTCCAGCTTGGACGAAACTTGGCTCCTCCGCCGGACACTGGGTTCAGTACGATTGACCCGGAGACTGGCGAAGTCGAGTACGAGAAGGGTACGGTCACGGGGGAGAAGGAGCAGGTCGGACCCATCCTCACGGAGACCCGATACTCCGATGGGGGAGGGTTCAGCTCGTCGAAGCCAATGACGTCCTCGGGGAACCTCCTCCAGCAGATCCCGGAATACCCCCAGGCCGACCTATGGATGGAGGAGCTTCTCCGCTCCTACGGCTCGAGAGGACTGCTTCGTGGCTGATTTCACGGCACTCGCGGCGACAGCCAAGAGGCTGATCGATGCCAACGGACGGTCGATTACCGTCCGGAAGTTGACGGACGTACCGACCGATTCGGCCAAGCCTTGGCGCGGAGCAAGTCGGGCTGTGCAAGACTCGGTCACTGGAGTTGGCGTCTTTGTGAGCACGGCTCCTGGTGAGCTGGGCTTTGGGGTGGTCAACGAAGACGGTCTTCTCCGTGGACGAAAAGTTGTGTTCTTTGCAGCAGCGGACGATGGAGGTAAGCTCCTCGAGACCTACAACGAGATTCTTGATGATTCGACTCTTTGGCGGATTGTCGATTATCAGATTCTCGACCCAGGTGACGTTCGGTTGCTGTACATGTTCATGGTGGAGCGATGACGGCGACGCTGGATCAAGCACGTGACGAAGTTCTGACGGTCTTCAAGACTGCTTGGGAACTTGACGCCACGAGCCAGAACATTCCGGTCTTGTACTGGGACGTCGCAGACGATATTCCGGACTCAGGTGCTTGGGTTCGAATTTCGATGCGCCACCTTGGTGGAAGGCAGGCTACTCTGCGTGGTGCCACTGGCGAACGCAGATATCGGTACACTGGCATCGTGACGGTGCAAGTGTTCACACCATTCAGTGAGGGGATGGTGTTGAACGATGCGTTGGCGACAATCGCCAAGAACGCTTTCGAGGGAGTGACGACCGATCCGGGTCGAGTCATCCTTCGGAATGTAAGGATCAACGAAATCGGCCCGGATGGTCAGTGGTTCAACACGAACGTGCTGGCAGACTTCGAGTACGATGAAGTGAGGTAAGGCATGGCCAAGCTCAACAAAATCGACAGTAACGTCACCGGCTTGCGGTATGCCGAAGAGGAATCTTACAAGGTTCTGCCGGCATCCCCGACCTGGTTTCCTCTCGAGCCGAACAGCTATGCTGACTTCGGTGGAGAGATCACCACGGTGGCGCGAAACCCAATCAACCCTTCGCGTCAGCGGAAGAAGGGTGTGACTACCGACCTCGATGCCAGCGGTGGCTTCGAGACGGATGTGACGCAGGAGAATCTCCAGGATCTGCTCCAGGGGTTCTTCTTCGCTGATCTTCGTCGCAAGGCTGACGTGGGACAGTACCGGAGTCCGTATGGCTCTGGGCTCTTCGGAGAGAACGACGACTACACCATCACCGACATCGACACCACGGGAGACACCATCACGGTGGATTCGCGAGTGGCGGTTTCGGCAGTGGTGGTCGCTACCGGAGCTGGCTACGCTCTGGGCGACATCGTCGAGGTGACAGATGCCAACGCTACCATCCTCGCCAGGTTCGTTGTGACTGGTGAGACTGGTGGTGCGGTGGACACCGTCGCACTCAGCTACACTTCTGGCACCACGACGATCTACGGTCGTGAAGGTCGGACGCAGACCGACACCGGAGCGGGTGCTGCCACGACCGCAATCACGGGTACGGGCAATGATGCCCTGACTTTGACCCTGACCTACGGGGATGGCCTCACCTGGCAGACGGGTGACCTGCTCTTCCTGTCTGGTAACAACGATCCCGGCAATGATGGCCTGAAGTCGGTTGCTTCGGTGTCCAACAATGTCATCACCGTCAACGAGAACCTCATCACCGATGCGGCTCCGGCGGCAGCGGCTACGATGTCCACCGTGGGTATTCAGGGCACTGCTGGGGACATTGATGTCTCGACGGCAGGGACGCTTCCGGCTCTGACTTCGACCACGCTGGACTTCACGACCCTGGGCCTGACCGTTGGTGAGTGGATCTTCATCGGTGGGGATACGGCTTCGCTCGCGTTCACCAACAGCGTGAACAACGGATTTGCTCGCATCAAGAGCATCTCTGCTAACTCTCTGTCGCTGGACAAGACGCAAGCCACCATGGTCACTGAAGCATCCACCACGGAGACCATTCAGATCTTCAAGTTCGCTCGATTTCTGAAGAACGAGTTGGGCTCGTTGATCAAGCGTCGGACCTATCAGCTCGAACGTGAGCTGGGAGTTCCGGAGAGTACGGCTCCTGCTGAGGTTCAGGCAGAGTACATCAGTGGTGCGGTGCCTGGTGAGTTCAACCTCGAGATTCCGACGGCGGACAAGATGATCGCCAACTTGACCTTCGTCGGTGCGGACAACGAGACCATCGATGGCCCAACGGCGCTGAAGACTGGCACTCGTCCTTCCCTGTTGGAAGCCGATGCCTTCAACACTTCCAGTGACTTCAGCCGGATCAAGATGGCTCTGGTGGACCCGACGGATCCTGCTCCGACTGCGCTCTTTGCGTTCGTTCAGGAGCTGTCCATCAACATCAACAACAACGTGACGCCCAACAAGGCGGTGGGTGTCCTCGGTGCTTTCGAGGTCACGGCAGGTACGTTCGAGGTTGGCGGTGAGCTGACTGCCTACTTCGCGGACGTTGCTGCGATTCAGGCGGTACGTGACAACTCGGACATCACCATCGATGCCCACATCGTGAAGGCGAATGGTGGGATCTCCATCGACATTCCGTTGCTCAGTCTTGGTGACGGGCGACCGAACGTCGAGCAAGACCAACCGATCACTCTTCCTCTCAGCATGGAGGCGGCGACCGCAGCCAAGCTGGACACGGCAACCGATTACACCTTGATGATCGGTTTCTGGGATTACCTCCCGTCTGCGGCCGACGTGTAGGAACGAATGATTCGGAAGGTGAAAGGTGGCTACAGGCTCTTGTCCAAGAAAGGCAAGAGCCTGGGCACCTATCCAACGAAGAAGCAGGCGCAAGCGCGTGAGCGTCAGGTCAACTTCTTCAAGCACAAGAAGAGGAGCAAACCGTGAGCATGTACAACCAGTTCCGCACCGATCCGGAAGCGGAAGAGAAGGGGATCATCCTCGACTACGGAGACTTCCGGGTCACTGTCGCTCGCGCAGGTGGTGCGAACAAACGGTTTCAGCGTGTGCTGGAAGCGAAGACTCGTCCGCATCAGCGGGCGATTCAGACCAACAACTTCGACAATGACCGTGCGGCGGTTCTCATGAAGGAAGCCTTCGCGGAAGCGGTCATCCGTGACTGGGAGGTCAAGAAGGAAGACGGTACTTGGGAGTCCGGGATTGAATCTTCGGACGGTGGCGTGATGCCTGTGACCAAGGAGAACATCCTCAAGGTGTTCGAAGACCTTCCCGACTTGTTCCAGGACATCATGACTCAAGCCCAGACTTCGATGCTCTTCCGGGCATCGTTGCGGGAGGAAGCGGCAAAAAACTCGTAGAGTGTCTGCTCTATACATTGGAGCAGGCACCTGTCGAGCAGAAGATTATCCAGCAGTGCATGCGTGAACGGCTTCCTCTTCCTTCGAGGATTGCCAATGCACCATCGCTGCAGATCGGGTTGGAGCTGTACTACGATGCCTTCTGGGAACTCTCGACGTGCAGGTCAACTGGCTGGTCTCTTGGGCCAATCCCCTGGAGTGCGGTCAATGATTATGCTACGACGTTTGAGTTTGATGGAGAGCAGCGGGATGCATTGCACCATTACATCCGTGTGATGGACAATGCGTACATCTCCCACTTCACGCCGAAGGAAGGGAAGGGCGGCAAGAAGTGGCGAAGTCAACCAGCTTCGGGCAGTTCCGGCAGCGCATGGCGTTCCTCGGCAAAACGGTAGTGGGGAACTCTGAACGTGCTGTCAAGCGTGCAGCGATTGCCGCAGACAATGCCTTGGTCAATGAGACTCCGTTCGATACGGGTCGGGCCAGAGGGAATTGGTTCGTCTCTATCGGTGCACCGGATATCCGAACCGAGGACACTTCAGATCTGGGTCCGGCGGCTAACGCTCAAATGGCACTCACGCAAGGTGAGCAGACCATCGAAGGCTGGAAGATTCGCCTTGGGCCAATCTTCATTTCCAATTCTCTCCCGTACATCCTAGCTCTTGACAGTGGGAGCTCCCGGCAGGCACCTGCTGGTATGAGCCAAGCTGGGATAGAAGCTGCACGCCAGGAACTCGCGAAAGCTAGATTGCTGAGAGGGGCATGAAGTGGCTACCGAGCAACTAGTCATTTCGGTCAGTGAGAAGGGCACGCTTACCGTCAAGCGCAAGTTTGACGAACTAGGTAAGAGTGCCCAGAAAGCCGGGAGCGGTGTGAAGCTCCTCCGCACCGCTCTCGGCGCACTTGCTGCCATCGGCTTGACAAGAGTATTGACTCAGAATGTCAGGCTTTTGGCTGATTTTTCGCAGACGCTTTCTACGGTCAAGGCAGTTTCTGGTGCAACGGAAGAGCAGTTCGCAGCACTCAGAGATGAAGCGAAGCGACTTGGCGCTACGACTCGATTCAGTGCTACGGATGCAGCGGAAGGCTTGCTCTTCCTCTCGCGTGCAGGCTTCACCGCTGAAGAGAGTTTAGATTCGCTTGAAGGAACGTTGAAGCTCGCCCAAGCTGGTGCCTTGGATCTTGGCACGGCAGCCGACATCGCCTCGAATGTGTTGGCTGGTTTCCGGGGAGACACGTCGAAGCTCAATCAGATCATCGATGTGCTCGCTAAGGCAGCGAACAGCAGCAACACGAACGTCCAGCAACTCGGTCAAGGTTTGAAGTTCGTGGCTCCAGTGGCGGCTGGTCTTGGTGTCACGATCGAGGAGACGGCTGCTGCGATCGGAACTCTGTCAGATGCTGGCCTTCAGTCGACTTTGGCTGGTACTGGTCTCCGGAAGGTGCTTGCGACCCTGGAGCGACCGACTTCAGCAGCCCAGAAGATCCTCAAGGAGCTTGGCCTCACAACCAAGGATGTCGAGGTCTCCCAGGTCGGCCTAGTAGCGGCTCTAACGAAGCTCAGAGACGCAGGGATCGGAACGGGTCAGGCATTGGCTCTCTTCGGCCAGCGAGGCGGTCCTGCGTTCGACGTCCTCGTCAATACCATCCCGGACATCGAGCGGTTCACCGAGAAGCTGCAAGGTTCGGCTGGCACGGCGGATCGCATTGCCAAGATCATGGACGAGAACCTCAATGGTGCGCTGTTGGCAGTTCGGTCTGCCTTCCAAGCAGTGATCATCGAGTTTGGGGAACTCGGTGCTGAGTCAGCCTTGACTCAGTTCATGCAAGGCTTGGCCAAGACGCTTCGTTTCGTTTCTGAGAATCTCGAGAACATCGGTCGCGCAGCAGCCATTGCTGGTGTTGCCCTGGGCATTACGTTCTACCAAAAGGGACTTCTCCTTGCGAATAAGGGGTTGCTGATTGCACTCGGTCGCTTGAAAGCATTGGGTGTGGTCATTGCTGCTAATCCCATAGGAGCGATGGTGACTGCACTCGGTGCGGTCATTGCTCTCCTCACCATCTTCAACGACAAGATTACCTTCGGTTCAGAGAACACTGCGAACCTTGGGGATGTTGCATCAGTAGCGTTTGGTAAGATCAGCACTGCGCTGAGTTCGCTCTTTGCTGTCGCCAATACCGGATTTGATGAGACTGGTAAGAAGGCAGACAGCACGGGCCAGATCATTGGGTCTGCCCTGGGCGCAGCAGCCTTGACCATTGCTCAGATCCTAGACAAGACCGTTGGACTCATCACTGGCATCTTTGGTGTCATCATCTTTCAGGCTGAAAGATTACCGGGTGCTATCGGTGATCTCTTGATCACTGCTTTCAATTTCTGGGTCCAGATCATCGAAGACGGGATCAACAAGATTATCCAAGGGATCAATTCTGTCAGTGGTGCGTTGCGTATTCCGCCCATTGATGAAGTGACCATTGGTGGCATCTTCAACAAGTTCGAAGGTCAAGCACAACGGTTTGGTGAGGACACCGGAGCAATCTTCTCGGAAGCCTTCAACAATACGGTGGCCCAAGACGCAGTGCTGGGAGTGCTTGATGAAGCCCAGGCGCTGGCGTTGGCGAGGCAGGCGGGTGCAGCCACTGGGACCGTGGCTGGTGGTGGTGCTCCTGTGGTCGAGGGCGCAGGAGCGGGAACGCCAACGCCAGTGCCGGAGGTTGATAAGTATCAGCAGTACATTGCGCTGCTTCAGCAGGAGAATGACCTCCTCAAGCAAAGCGTTCCTCAGCGAGAACGGAATCAAGCACTTCTCGAAGCTAAGGCAGAGATCGAACGTGCGTTGACTCCGACGGAGGAACAGCGACTCAAGCAGTTGATCAATCAGAACCAGCAGTTGCAGCTTCAGTCTGAGATCCTCGAGCAAATCCGTGGTCCGCAACAGGAGTACGAACGAAGCCTCGAAGCGTTGAACCTGTTGAAGCCACAGCTCACGGCGGAGGAATATGCCAAGGGTCTCGAGCTGATCGAACAGAATCTTCAGAAGACGACTGAGACGAATGATGCGTTCGTTCAGGGAGTTGGTTCAACGTTCGATGCAGCGAAACAATCTGTTCTCGATTTCGTCGAGACAGGGAAGTTTGCTTTTGCTGACTTTGCTTCTTCTGCATTGGCATCGATCGCGGACATTATTGCTGGGTTGCTTCGTGCGCAAGCGATCCAAGCAATTGGCTCTGCCTTTGGAATCCCAGTTCCGGTAGCTCAGCATGGACTGAGTTTTCAGGTAGCTGGTAGTGGAGGAACGGACAGCCAACTCGTGGCGTTCAGAGCAACTCCTGGCGAGCAGGTAGATGTAAGGACTCCTGCCCAGCAACGAGCGATGGCTGGGCCAGGACCAATAGTCACGCCTACTCCTCAGTTCAAAATCGTGAATGTGATGGATCCGAACGAAATCCGTAGCGCGATGGCGGCTGAGGAGGGCACGCAAGTCATCTTGAATACCCTGACCCGAAATCGGTCGGCTGCAAGGCAGGTGCTCTCGTGAGTTGGATCCGAGGATCATCGACTGGTCATGTCACGCTCAGTAACGACATCGTTGCTGCGATCACAAACACGTCGGTGCTCACGGTTGCTATTGATGGCACTGACGCTAGCACCGGATACGTCGCAGGCGACATCCTGACGATTGCTGGTGGAACGTCAGTCATTGCAGCTCAGGTTGAGGTTGTGACTGTCGATGGTGGTGGGACGCTCACTGCTGTGCGTATGTACAATGGCGGATCGTACACTGTGGCTCCCAGCACACCCAACTCTGCTACGGGAGGAACTGGGTCGGGTGCTGTGTTGGCGATTACTACTGGGACCAAGGGGTGGACGCTCAACGGTGATCAAGTGTGGGATGGTGGCACCGAGCGCGAGGTCTTTCTCGAGGGGAATGGTGGAGGTAGCGACAACATCTACGTAGGCTGGCGGACGTACTCAAACGCAGGAGCCCAACGGTGGAACTGGGAGCTTCATGGTTTCACCGGGTATTCGGAGACTGGTGGAACTCCGTTGCCGACGCAGAACCAACCAGGCATCAGCCCTGGGGACCACACTGGAATCTCGCAAGACGAAAGAGGAGCGTACCTGCTCTTGACCAATGGCAGCATGAATTGGTTCTTGAGCGTGACGTCTTTCCGCATCATCCTCATCGTCGAAGCTGGATCGGGTAAGTGGTATCCCATGTACCTTGGGTTCCTCAATCGCTTCGCTACGGCAACTGAGTATCCGTATCCGGTCATGGTTTGTGGACCCACCGATTACTATCTGGGGACAGCGAATCAGAGTGAGCGCATGAGCACGCTCGTTAATCCCTGGACTACTCTTGGGTCTACGAACGGCCCGATGCAAATCATCGATCCTGCTGGAACCTGGGACTTCGTTTCCAACAACACGGTCACTGGGACTGGGTTGAATCCTGCAGGCATCGATAATTTCGTCACACCTTGTGGCTACCCACAGGCCAGTTCTGCATCAGGTGGGGCACCGGAGATTGATCGTCATTCTCCCTTCAGTACTCAGCTCAATTGGAGCAGGATCATCGATGCCGCTGCCGCAGATGCTGCGGACGCCAACTTGTTGCCGACACCAGGTACGGGAGCGGATGCGTATGCGCTATTTCCTGCTGTGGTTCAGCGAATCGACACGGATGGAGGAAACCCGTTTGTGTTCGGGGAAATCAGCGATTGCTTCTGGATGTCCGGCCAAGGAACGATTACGGCCCAAGATCGAATCATCCAAGGTTCTGATCTCTACCGTGTGTTCTTCAACTGCAACGGGACGCAGCTCTACGATTACTTCGCCGTGAAGGAAGTCTGATGGCACTTCAATACGAAACCGGCACGCCCACAAGCCCAGAGGATCTGGTCAACAAGCTACAGACGTTCGCGGCTACGCACGGCTGGACAGTAGACGATTACGATGCAACGGAGAATGAGTGCACGATGCACTCGAACAACTGTTACGTCCACATGAAGTGGGCGGATTCCGGCACCGAGATCAACCTGTGCCAGTCGCTCGGCTACACGGCAGACAACGAAGTCGACAACATGCCCAACGACTCCGGCAATGGATCGGCGACAGTTGGGAATGAGAGGCGGGTCGATTTCGATGCTGCGGGATCGTACACTGCCTATCACTTCTTCGCTTCCGATGCTGCACCAAGGTACATCCACATCGTTGTTGAAGTGTCCTCGGGCATCTTCAGGCACTTTGGATTCGGAACGATCAACAAGTTCAATGACTGGACTGGTGGCGAATACGTCTACGGTCATATCTGGCAGGCTGATGTGGACAATCCTCAGGCTGCGCAGAACTACCTTGGCCTTGATGGGTTCTCTAGTGCGCCGAATGCTGATGTTGCGACTTTGCACATGGAAGGGGTCGGCGACCAAGGTGTGAGTGACAAGTGGGCCGTCGTAAAGAACACGACGCCAGCTTCAGCGGGAACGGATACAGCCGGTGAAGCTCGATGGGTAGTGTACGGTGGCTGGCGAGCTGGTCTGTACAGCTATCAGTACCAGGCTTTCCACAATTCAGTCCTCAATGCTTACGTTCCAATCTACCCGTACACTCTCTTCTACCGGAACTCGACTCCAGTTCCGGATGAATGGATCTACCTCGGTGTGCAGCAGAACATCGGAGGAATCAACATGGATGGTTTCTCCCCAGGTGACGAAGTCACCCTCGGTGGGGAAACGTGGAAGATCTTTCCTTGGGTGCGCAAGCAGTACCTGAAGAACTCCACCCAAGAGAGCTGGAACGCAGGCGTTGCCTATAGGAAGTCGTAATGGCAGACTTCAGCGGAGACATCGCCTACTCCCCTGGGCTACAGGAAGCTCCGATTGTCACAGCTTTCTGGAATCCAGGAGGACCACCTGCTGATGCCTTCACAGCCACTCCTGTTCTCGATCTATCACAAACAGCCGGAACACTCCTAACCGGAGACTTCTTTGCTGCTTCGGTTGTTGACTTCAGCGGAGACAGGCTTGAGTTGGTGTCGGATATTTTTCTTGAGAAGGTGTGGTCCGTCCCTGGGCGCATTGACCTGGGCAACATCATCTCAACGGTGATACGTGAGATTGAACTCTACAACGCATATCGTACGGAAGCACGAAGCCTGACTGCAGCGACTCCCAATGCAGGAGCTGGGATCAGCTTTGATGGGCTTCCTGGTTTACCTGCTGCGATCAATGCTCAGTCAGGTCTCTTCTTTGATGTTGTAGTGTCCTCGAGTGGTGCTGCGACGATCAATGGTACCCTTGACTTCACGCTGGATTCTGGTACCCTCCAGATACCCATTACTGGTACCAGGGTCATCGTGTTCCCCTTTGAACCTGAAAGTCCACTGCAAGAGACCTTGGAGTTCAAGACGGACATTTTGAAGTCTGTTGATGGAACCGAACAACGGATCTCAGTTCGGAAGCATCCGCGACAGATCTTCAATATGATGTTCCGCATATTGGAGGGAGGGGATCGGCGGACATTCCAGATTCAGCTCTTTGGGTCGCAAGCAGCCATCGTTGGTTTGCCCATGTGGCATGAAGCTCGGTTCCTGACATCTGATGCATCAACCGACGATACGGTGATCTACGTAGACACTTCGTACGGAGACTTCCGAGCAAATTCGCTGGTGGTCCTTTGGCGTAGTCCTTCTGACTTTGAAGCTCAGGAGATCAGTTCCTTCACTAGTAGTTCGATTACGATTTCATCGAACTTGGTTGGGAACTTCCCAGCTCAGGACACATTGGTGATGCCAATGCGTACTGTTCGGGGTGAGCAGAAGGCAGAAGGTCGCAAGTACATCAAGGATCTTGATGAATACAACTTCCGCTTTACCGTGCTGGACAATGAGGCGGATCTTGCCGACGCGACACCGTACAACAGCTACAATGGACGTGTCGTTCTTGACGATCCCAATTGGATTGGATCTGGTCAGACAATCGAGGATTCTGCGGAAACCTATTACACCCTCATCGACAATGAGTCCGCTTCGATCTTCGTCGTGTCGGATTGGAACAACGCTCAGTTCCTTTCGACGAAAGGTTTTGTGACCAACACTCCCAAGGAATTGTGGCAGGTCAGGCGACTCATCCATGCATTCCGTGGTTCCCAGGTTTCCTTCTACATTCCGACGTTCTATTCGGACGTCATTCCCATTGCTCCACTGGGAGCGGGTTCTAACGAGATCACGATTGAGAACATCGGCTACACTGATTTCGTTGGAGGCAACAATCCATTCGGAGCTTTGTGGCTACTCAAGACTGATGGCACTGTGATCAGAAGGGAGATTACTGCGACCCAAGAAGTTGATGATGCTACGGAAAGGCTGACTGTTGATGCCAACTGGGGCGAACTGGTAGCTCTTGAGGACATCGATCGTATCAGCTTCATGCGGCTTTCTCGAATCGCAGATGACAAGGTTCAACTCCAGCACTTCCGCCCAGGTGAAGCTCAAATCCTTATGGCAACGACTGGAGTCCAGCAATGACGTACCAGGCATTCGAAGAAAGCATTGAGGGTGGTCGGCCGATTGAGCTCTACAAGTTTACGATTGGGCTCACGATCTATCGCTACACGAGCGCAGAGGACACGGTGACACCGTCGTTCGATCCGACGCCATACCTCTCTCGTCAGATCGACCGGAACAACCCCAACGTAAGCAACGTCGACCGAAATCAGGAACTGGAAGTCACGCTACCATCGGACGATGATCTATCTCGTCGGTTCATGACATCGACTCCTGGACCAGAGGTCAGCTTGACCGTCACACGTTTTCATCGAGGGGATACCCAAGCCTATGTGATTTGGCGAGGGAAGATCGTCAGCGCGAGCTATGTTGAGAATGCCAATCTATGCAAGCTGGCTGGTTCGACTGCGGAGCGCACGTTCAACAAGCCACTGCCAAGGTTCCGCTACCAGAGTTTGTGCAACCACGTTCTGTACGACGCCAATTGTACGGTGGTTCGATCGAGCTATCTGTATTCCGGTACCGTAACGGCTGCAAGCGGCAATGAGGTCACAATCAACAACCTCGCTCTGAAAGGTCCCACCTGGGCGATTGGCGGATACGTCAATATCGACGATACAGATTACCGGATGGTTCTGGACCAAAGCGGAGATGTCGTGACTGTGTTGCTTCCCTTTGATGAAGCAGTGCTCGGGAAAACGGCAGAGGTCTACGCTGGCTGTGACCACACCATTGGAACATGCAACGGGAAGTTCTCGAACGCGGTGAACTATGGAGGCTTCCCCTTCGTTCCAAAGATCAATCCGTTTGAGGAGGGTCTCTGATGCCCTGGTGGCTCACAGTCCTGATCTTCGCAGCTACTACGGTACTTGCTGAGCTTCTTAGACCCAAGGTAAGTCAGGAGCGAGATCGTCCTGCTGGGCTTGGGGACTTCAAGTTTCCGACCGCAACCGAAGGTCGTCCAGTGCCGCTTCTGTGGGGAACTGCAGTTGTTGATGGCCCGAATGTGATTTGGTACGGAGACCTGGAAGTTCAGACAGACAAGAAAGAAGTTTCAACAGGTCTGTTCAGTTCAACGGAAATCATTACTGGCTATCGTTACTTCGTTGGCATGCACTTTGCGATTTGCCGAGGACAGGCAACCCTGAAAGACATTTTGATTGAGAAGAAATCTCAAGGCACTACGTTGCCTGTCTACTATGCATGGTATGGCAGCATCCTTGCTGAGAAGCTCATTGGTGCCAGGTACCAACAGTACCTCTCCGGAGATGGCACGCACACTGCCAATAGCTATCTGTCAGGGCAGCTTTCGCCAGCAGTTGTTCCTGGTTATCGGGACATTGCCCAGTTCATTTTTGAAGGGTTTGTTGGTACGAGTCCCAACGTTCCTAAGTTCGCATTCAAGGTCGAGCGGATTCCTGATCCGTTGAACATGGCGGTGGAAGATCCTGGAGCTCAGAGGATCGACACCACTGAAGCTAACCCCGTGAATGTTCTCTACGAAATCCTCACTGATACTGATTGGGGACTTGGCATTCCCACAGCGGAAATTGACATAACCAACTTCCGCACAGCAGCTTCAACAGTTGCTGATGAAGGTAATGGCTTCAGCCTGTTGCTGGACCAAGAGAATGAAGCTGACAAGATCATCACTGAACTCTTGCGGCAGATCGATGCATCGCTCTACTACGACAGGTCGGATGGATTGTGGAAACTCATCTTGATTCGAGATGACTACACTCCGGCCAGCTTGCCGCTCTACGATGAGAGCAATACCGTTGAGCTAGTGGAATACGCCAAGACTTCCTGGACGAACACAGCCAACCAGGCACGGCTCAGGTTCTTTGACAAGAGCGACGACTACAAAGAGACCTTCGCGTTTGCCCAGGATCTAGCGAACACAGAGATCCAAGGAGCCAACGTAAGCTCTGAGGTAAGCTATCCAGGTGTGAAGATGCGCACCTTGGCAAACAAGCTCGTGTGGCGTGAGCTGGGAACATCCAGCTACCCACTGGCGAAGCACACCATGAAGGTGAACCGAAGTGGATTTGACCTCGTACCTGGGAGCGTCTACAGATGGTCTTGGGGTGCCCTGGGCATTTCCGAGAAGGTGATGCGCGTTACAAAGCTCGACTATGGGACGTTGAACTCAGGGTTGGTCACCGTCTATTCCGTTGAAGACATCTTCACCACTCCCAATACGGGAGTCTTTGGAGATCCGTCTAATACGGATTGGACGGATCCGGATGTTGCTCCTGTGGCAGCAACGACAACAGTTCTTCTTGAAGCTCCACTCAAGTTTGTTTTCCGGGATGCCTACGATCCGACTCAGACGAAGCGTCTGTGGTATGGAGTGGTGAAGCCCAGTGGGGGCACGGTAGAAGCTGATGCGTGGACAGCGTTCAATACGGTGGCCTCTCAGCCAGCAGATGGTAGCTTCTCTTATGATTCCACACCCACTCGCTTTGTGAAGCGAGGGACGCTGAATGCTGCCCTCGATGCCTATGGGTCATCGATCATCCAGCTTTGGAACGGTACGATTACCCTTGACGATCTTGATGACTTGAGTGAGTCCGGGTTGACGTATGGGTCCGTAGACTCCCTGAAGGGCATCGCAGCAATCGGTTCTGGCAATGACATCGAGTATATCATCTACGAGATAGCTACCGTAGGGACGAATCAGCTCGTTCTTGACAATGTGTATCGTGGGGTCTTCCACACCACTTCTCGCGATTGGCCTTCGGGAACAACGGTGACGTTGTTGTCGCAAGGTGGGGCGCTTCTCAAGAGCTTTATCGCTGAGAACCAAGACCATGCGTATGTCAAGCCGATTTCTCGGAGCCGAAGCCAGGCCACTGAGCTTTCGGATTATCAGCCAGCAGACTACTACAACTTCACTTCTGTGGATGATCTGCAGTATGTGCCCTCAGCAGCTCAGCACCCCTACCTTCATGGGACCCACGCAGACGATACCAATGTATCGGTCGATACGAAGTACGGATTGGTGGACATCTCGTTCTCTAACGAGGCTGGTGCGGCGATCAAGCTGGAGGTCGAGGCGCGAGACTGGAAGGCAGATAATCTCGGCATAGACTACAACGGGATTAGCGACTCGGTATCGTATGCCTTGTGGAAGGCGGACGATCCGCTTTACGACGTGGACTTCATCTTGATCAAGCCTGGTCCCACGGAAGTCACGGTTGCTCGTAACGCTTGGACCGAAGACATCACGATGGAGGATCCGTACAATCCCTCCAACGATAGGATCGTCGCTTACATCAAGAGAACGGAGATGATCAAGATCCTTGGGCCAAACACGGCAATTCCGAGCAACGCTAGGATCGAGGTTATCTCCAAGCACACTCCTGACACGACCGAATACGTTTGCCCACAGAAGCTGGTCCACGATTTGACGATCACGTCATCGTTGCAATCGGCTGACTTGATCTTTGGAGGCATTCCGGTCAACACGGACAGCACGACCATCCAGTTCAACGAGACTGGGAACTACAGTTTCCAGACCTCCCATGTGATGCCCTCTGGAGGAGTTCTCCAAGCGGACAAGAACGGCGGAGGTTTCAACACAGTCATCTCTACTGGCCAGGCATCGGGAACTCTGGCAGTCACGTCAGGGGATGACGTCACTTTGAAGTTTACGGTGGCTGAATCATACGATATCCACCTGGACATAACCGGACCCACAGCAGAGTTCGGGTATGCGGTGCTGGAAGCATAGGGAGTTTCCAGACCGACTCTTTCGGTAGAAAGGAACAGACATGTTCAAGAAGCTGCTCAAAGGTATCGGCTCTGCTGTAGTGCCTGTGGTCATCGGGATGGCCGCTCCAGAGTCGATCATCAATGCGGCTGTGATGGGTGGCATCAAGAATGCGACGCCCATCAACAACCAGGCGATTCCATTCATCAATCTGGCGGCGAGCACTGGTGTATCCTATGCTCGTCACCTGATGACAGGCCAGGATCCGGTCAGTGCCATCATGCCTGCGCTCAGTGAGGGTGGGCTCCTGATGGCTGCCTCAACTGGCCTCCACCAGTCCCTGAAGATTCCCATCAAGGCTCGTACCGGACGCAGCATCTAGATGGACCATGCAGCTTGGATCAGCGTCATCGTAGCCTTCTTGGCTATCGAAGGTTCACTCTTTGCTGCGTGGATGAATCTACGTGAACGTGTAACTAGGAACGAAGCGACTGTGTGCAAGTTTCGCGAAGTGATGGAAGCAAGAATGGATCCCCTCAATGAGCTCTGCAAGCATCTCATGGAAGAAGGGGACGGCTCTCGAGAGAAGATTGCTGCCAACGTTGCGAGGCTAGACGTTCACGACCAACAGCATCGTTCTGCAGAAGCTCGCCTCCGCAGATTGGAGGGTGGGGATGTACGAAGAGATCCTACGACGAATCCTTGACATCGAGGGTGGCTACTCCAACGACCCTGATGATGTTGGTGGAGAAACCATCTGCGGAATCGCGCGTAACTTCTGGCCCAACTGGGAGGGTTGGCAGTACGTGGACGAGATCAAGGCCAACGGTGAAGTGCCCAAGGCTGAAAGATTCGTCCCGTTGGCGGAGAAGTTCTACCGCCAGATGTTTTGGGATCCCATTCGCGGTGACGACCTCATCAACCACGATGTGGCCTATGAGATGTTCGACACTGCGGTCAACCTGGGCACGCATCGCGCATGCGTCCATCTTCAACAGGCTCTCAACCTACTCAATCGGAACGAGAAGAGTTGGGATGAGATCCTCGAGGATGGACGAATTGGCCCACGGACGTTGGCGACTCTACAGAAGGCTCTTGCTCAGAAGAACGGAGCACGAGACCTTTGCCGAGTCATCAACGCTCTGCAATCGATGCACTACATCACCCGTGTGCGAGAGAAGCCAAGCCAGGAAAGGTTCCTGCGAGGCTGGCTCGACCGAACGTAGGAGGAACGTATGTCGACTCCGCAGGAAACTGCTGCCAAGCTCGTCGAGGGAACCTTCGAGGTTCTCGGTGGCGACGCTGCCTACAAGGCGAAGGTCGCGGCAGAGATCGTCGACCAGATGATCGGAAGCGACCCTCATGCCCTGGTCCGCTCCATCGCCGGGATGCCGGAGAGCCTGGTGGAGACCGTCTCCGACGGGCTCGTCGACGCTCTCGAGGCTGCGGTTCTGAAGAAGTTGAGCCCACCCTCCGGGACTCCCTGAAGCCTCGCTCTAGCGGAGCGGAGAGGTGGCGAGGGACGGCTCCTCTGATAACGGAGGAGCCGTTCTCTATTCCGTTCCGGGCAACCCCTTCACGGCACGCTTCAGGGCTCCGAGGAGGAGCCAGATCATGCGGAGGACCGTGTCCCCAGGGACCGGATCCAGGGACGGGATGTGGCCATTCTGTCGAGCCGAGACTAGGTTCTGAGCGCAGAAGTAGGCTTTCCGCCATTGGCTGGTTCGGATGAAGCCTTCAATGTTTTCGTACCACATGCTTACAAGGGCAGGATGAGTTGCCGTGGGTCGGTGCTGTCCCTGGGCTTTTGACGCGGATCGTCGTCTGTGACAATCCACTTGAACACCTGGCCGATTCCGTAGTCGAACCCAGCCCGATAGGACGAGCCACGGTCAGGCTTGGGGATCTTGCCCAGGGCAGCGATCATGCGGAGCTTCTCGTCCGTGCGACCATAGACGGCACCACGAACTTCAGCCAGCTCCTCAGCCTTCGTCAGAGTCTTCTTCGTCGTCATCGTAGCTGCCCAGCGTCTCAATGTAGACATCGATCTCGTCGCGTGCTTCCTGAAGACCTTCCCTGGTCTCCTCTGGGCCGCGAGTGTTGTCTTCGAAGAATGCTTTGATCGCGGCTAGCATCTTAGCTTTGGTCATCATTGGTTTCCTCCAGCCAGGCTCGCACCTTGGCTAATTGGGCGGGTTGGATCCGTTGCCGTTCTTTCGCTTCCATCCCCAAAGAATGGACGCGAAGCCTCTCAGCAAATTGCCCGGAGTCTCGCCCATGATGCGGAAGCACACTGCCACTACGACGAGTAGGCCAGCACCAGGGGCAACCTTCACGAGTGCATCGATGATCTTCGTCAAGTCTTCTGGTTCTAAATTCATAGGGTTCTCCCGTTCGATAAACCTTGACGAAGATTGCTACCAGCCCACTGATGAGTACTAGCACCGTGATTGGCCAGAACATCAGTCGTCACGGCTCCAGCGCACTCGACCTTCGCTGACGCGCAAGATGAACTTGGCATCACCCTCCCTGCGGACACGGAGATTCACCACGTGGCTGTCAGGCAAGGCGATGATGGTTTGCTCCATCTCCCGCATCAGAGTGTGGAAGGTACGACTAAGCTCCTTGAACTCTGCCGTGTAATCGGGACAATCGCAAGGTTCGGGAACGGGGATCTCTCGAATCGCCCGAGCAAGGCTCTCGAGCCGAAGATTGTGGTCGGGCACTGTGACCTCTGGGATCTCACCCAGTGCCCGAACCACTTCCTCGCGTAGCTCAGTGACGGTTGACGACAACGCGAGGATCGAGGGAGCAGGATCAATCATCTCTTCCTCCACGATTCGCTGAGTTTGCTTCTCGACGATTCGGGTGGTGACTCCTGCGGTAATGGCGCTGGTTCCGGTGATGAGAACCATGAACTGCCACCAGATGATTCGCGCTGTCGTTGCCTTCATTACGCCACCATTGCCTTCCTGACTTCGTTGGCAAGAGCCCGAAGTTCGGTGATGGACTGGACTCCGATGCGACCGAAGAGGTAGTCGAGTGACACCTCATACAGATCGGCGAATCGTACCAGGTTCCAGATCGTGGGAAGAGTCACACCGTTGTACCAGTTGTACACAGTGTGTGGGTGGAGCTTGAGGGATTCCGCTGCTTCGCAACACTCCGCCCACTCGCCTTTCTCCTTGGCGTAGGGTTTCATCACCATGCGGATGCGGGAACCGACCTTGGTGCGGAACTCGCCGGGGATGCGCTTGCTCCCCTGGGGCACTCCTCTTCGCGCACCCATCACCAGTTGCCTCCTGGGCCACCACCCACAAGGTCGCATGAGAGCATGCTTCCTCGGGGACCAGGAGTGTAGCACTCCTCCGCGAGCGTGAGTCCACAATGGCGCACGTACCAACGGCCATCATCGTGGGTCCAGTGCCAGCATTCGCTCTGGCTGCCGTCTTTGTTGAGCGTCATGGCGTCCCAGGCTTCGGGCTCTGAGTCGAAGCGGACACCATCGACGTACCACATGTCGGTCGTCTGCTCCACGGCTGGCTCGGTCACATCAGAAGAGCAACCGGCAAACAGTAGCAGAACAGCGAGAATTGGGAGAACGTTCTTCATGATTTACTCCTGTGGGGATTGGTTTGATTCGGTGGACAGGCAGGTCGCCCCACGCCATACCCACCTGCCCACCTTTGATGCGGCACTAACGCCGCAACCACCAGAAGATGTCGGCTCCAAGCACGACATCGATGATGAGCTTCACGATTCCCTCCTCGGGAGATCGAGTGATTAGAACACGTGGCCTACTTCCGGAGCCACCAGAAGATGTCCACGCCCAACGCGAACAAGGCAGCGATGTAGTGTCCGTACTCCATCGAATCTCACCTACCTTGGTTCCGTGCCAAGTCGACACTTAGGTGATTAGCTGCCCTATCCTACTTCCGGATCCACCAGAAGATGTCAGCACAGACGAAGTAGGATTTGATCCAGTCCATCTGTCCCTCCATTCATGTCGGCTTCGGGCAGATCCCGGTCAGAGAGTACTGGCCGGGAAGCGGATTTATGGTGGATAGGCAGACCTGACCTGACTACTTCCGAAGCCACCACCAAATGTCGGCAGCGAGGAAGACGCTGATCAGGTAATCCACGGATATCACCTCCCTCCGAGCAACTCAGCGATGATGACAACAGCCATGACCGTGAGCCACACTTTGAAGAACTTCGACCGAACCACGTTCTCCGCGACAGCTTCGTAAAGGCTATTGTACCTCATGTTGTCTCTTCCTCCCAAGGCATACCGATGCGCGCAAGTTCCTCGATGGTCAACGGACTGATGCCATGCGCGGAAGCCTTCTTCACCAGCTCACCGAGCGTGATGTCCGGGGAGAACTGCTTGCAGAACTCCCACGCTTCCCGAAACAACTCGGCATCAGTGTTGTCGACGAAAGTGAGCGCGATACGCTCGGCCTGTTGACGATCAGGAGCGATGCCCACCACGGAACCTCGGTGCCGGATGACCCATCGCTCCTCAGCTTGGTACGTTACCATAGACCCATCCATGGTCATGCAGACTCCACGTTTGGGTCGGAACCAGGACATGCGAACCACAACCCCCATCGTGTTGTGCTTTCGTACCGCAACAGAACCTTCTTCCCAGGTTCCATCGCGACACGGCATTGGGAAGGCAACAGGTGGTGAACGGACTGGTGTTGATGAGGGCTGTCCGTTTCCACTACCCAGTAACCGTGCTCGAATTTACGGACCACTCCTTGGATGTCGGCAGCCATGACTATACCTCCACCGACGAAGGCTCCACAATGGAAGCCTTCGCCGGACGCGAGAAGAATCCGAAGCCACGGTCATCCGACCGTTTGAGGGTAGCAGTGAAGCGGACAACATGGTTGCGCTCGATGTCCGCGACGAGGTTCGTGGGGACGGTGCCCCACACCTTGAAGATGCCTTCGTCGGTCGTGACTCGGACCAGCATCTTCAGTGTGTCGCCGAATGCCGTGTACTTCATCTTCACGCTGAGGACTTCACCCTCTAGCTGCTGGCGACCCTCGGGCACGTCAACAGCCATTTCGGCTTCCTCAGCCTGACGCTGGGCACGTTCGGCAACCTGCTTCTGGAGCTTGAACACCAGAGCGATCTGCTTGTCGCTGATGTTGCCCCACTTGATGAACTTGGCGCGAATGTCGCGCGTGATGTCGTTGTCAGTGCGGAAGGCTTCGTACAGCCCAGGGTTCTCGCGAAGCGTCTCGCGCATCCCTTCCCAAGCCTCGGCACGCTGCGCCATGAACTTGGCCCGACGGATCTCCCTGGCTTTCTGGCTCTTGTACTGGGCCAGGTCCATGTAGAGCTCGTACTTGGCAGCGCACTGGTGGCCGACCGAGATGATCTCGCCGGAATCGTGCCGCCACAGTTCACCTTCCTTGAAGTGCGCGCCACAAACGTCGCACGAGAAGATGCCACCGTGAATCTTGACGCCAGCTTCGCGGTAGATCTCGATGGCTTCCTGCACGCGGAAGGCAGCGATGGGCCAACCAGCGTGACGCAACGGAGCGTGATACCACATCACGAAGGTGAACTCCTGGGGAGCGATGTTGCTGGGGGAATAGCGGTCGGTGCGCATGTCGGTGTCCTTTCTCTAGCCGAAGAAGACGAGCGGAGTGATCCGGCTCGGCTCCAGTTCGGAGTTCAGGTAAGCATCCTTCGCACGGTCGCGGAGGAGCGTGGCCTTCGGCAGACGGGAGTCGAACTCACCGTTGGTACGGAAGCTGGAGTAGATCTCGACGAACTTCTCGAGACGCTTCCAGCGGAGGCGAAGCTGCATCAGGCGGTCGGAGGTCACGGTCTTCATGGCGTTTGCCTTTCCGAGTTTGGGTCCTGACCTCTCCGACTAGCAAGACTCGGGCCGGGAACAACGAGGAACAGGCGGGTGTCGGGGGGAGCGAACTCCCCCCGACGTGTGAGCGATTCGCGACACCGAACAAGCAAATCGCTCACCCCTTCAGACGGCGGGTTCCTCCCCCGATGCGCGCACCACCACCACCGAGGTTGATCCGCTTGCCGTCTTGCCGTCCCTGGGCTCTGGCACCGGAGTCGCCCCAGAACTTCGACCCACCACGCGACCGCAGCCCGAGCTTCTGGCCGATGACCTCGACCGCAGCCTTGCGTCGCTCCACGACAGCCACTGCGTTGTCCAGCACCATCAGCGACGTTCCGGTCGAGTGATGCTCCTGGTACAACTCCTCCATCGCCTTCTTCTGGGCTTCACGCAGGCGCATCCGCAACGTGTCGACAACTCCGTGTCGCCAGTTGTTGGTCCAGGTGCGTCCGTTCCCAGCGTACTTCATCGAGAGCTTCGTGATCTCGCGAGTGAGGAAAGCGTACATGTACCGAACGCTCTGTGCGTCGCGCTGCTCGCCGATGATCTTCAGGTGCGGTCCGTTGCGGTAGATCTTGCAGGAGTTCACGGCAGCGATGGCCATGGCCAACTGCGCACGCCACGAAGGCAGACGGTTGCTGCTGTCGAGCGGATCCTCCCAATCACGGATGTTCTCCGGCTCTTCCTTGTTCTCCTCCAGGTCGAGCATGGCATCCTCGATCTGGTACTTGGTCATCAGAGCCTGCGCACGCCCAGCAGCGGCAGCAGCCTCACCTTCAGTGGCGGACGGTGCGTTCGCCAGGTTCAGGAGCTTCTTGATCTTGGCCAGGATTTCCTGTGGTGCGGTCATCTTCGGTGTCCTCCTACAGCTTCAGCGAGAGCTGACCCGTGGTCAACTCGTCGTACGCGGTTTTGTCACCAAGCTGAACCCGACGGGCCAGCGCGAGTTCACGGTCCTCAGCAACCGGAGCATCCTTCGACAGCGTGACGAAGAAGTCAGTGCCCCAGTGCCCAGTGATGATGAAGGCAGGCGAGCAGCCACACGAGCAGCCAGCCTTGCGGCTCCAGTTGAACTTGACGTCCTCAGGCAGATCGAACTTGGCGCGAACTTCCTCGAGGAACGTGCGGTAGATCTTCCAGGGTCGGCTGGCGCGATTGCCGAAGCCTTCCAGGATCGACTCGCCATCGTGGTGGAAGTAGAGTCGGCTCTTGCCCTGGGCTTCGCGGTTCACGACCATCATCTCGATGGCTCTGCCGTTCCGCCAGCGTCGGTCCTTGACCATGCTGGGGCGACGACGCTGATCGGCTTCGGTGATCTTGATGTTGGTGGTCATCTTAGAACTCCTCGCCAAGCAGGCTCACGAACACGGGACGCTTCTTCTCGGTACGACGACGGCAAACGTCCATGGACTGCTTGCGAGTCACGCGAGCCGAGGAACCGTCGAAGAACAGGACCAATTCCTTGGTCTCGCTGTTGGCTTCCTCGATGCTCTCCAGCAGGGCATCCAGGACGAAGTCGGTGGTGGTGTCGTTGGTGCGCTTCATTGTCTTGCTCCTTTGAGCGGGTTTCGGTGTCGGACACCCATAGCCATAGCAAGGTCCGGGCCGATTCGCGAGGACTCCTCCTCGTTACCCGCTGTTCCTTCCTGTTCCTTGGGCCGTTCGCGATTCGCGACACCACTCTCGCGGAATGCCTTCCTCCAGGGCTGCCCACTCCCCCATCCCTCCGAGGAACACGTCCTCGGACGCTCCTAGGAGCCGTCTCCGGCTCGTGCCGACGATGAGACCGTGCTCCTTCAGGAAGGCCACAGCCGTGGCGACCTGGGTGCTCGGGAGCCCGGAGAGGCGAACCAAGTCGAGGTAGACGAAGGGTCGGTCCGCCTGCTCATCCACCAGGTGGCAGACTTCCTTGAAGGTCGACTCCTCGCACGTGTGCACGTAGGTGGTGCCCTTCGTCGTCCGGACGTGCCGGAACAACTGCCCATGGGCCACCGTGAACTCCTCATCCCGTTTCACGACCGTAGCCTTTCATGAACGAGCGGATGGAGTCGATCATGCTTTCCGCTCCCCACGTCGGGTGCTCAAGCACTTCCATCACGTGCTGGGCCAACTCGTACTCCTCGATGAACTCCTCGCTGGTGCGGTGCTTGTGGTCGGTCAGCAACTTGGCGATCAACTCGGCATCACCACGTCGCATGCAGCAGGCTACGTCAAGACCGTTGAACTGCACCCACCACAGGTCCGGTTGATCGCCAGCGACGACCTTGTACTTATTCATCGCCAATCTCCTTCCAGCCCATGGTGTCACAGCCCAGGATGAACCGATCACCAGCGTGCTCAATGACGAGCACGTCGGCGACGGACAGCGACCGCTTCTTGGCGCACTCAATGGCAGGCGCACCGAAGTGGATGAACTCATCCGGAGTGAAATCGGTCAGCGTGGTATCCTGCTCCGTGAACCAAGGAGTCGAGAACCATGGTGCGTTCTGACGCTCGAACATCTCGTCCGCCAGCTTCATGGCCAGGTCGAGCGTCAGCTCTTGGTTCATGTCACGCTCGACGGTGGCAGCGAAGATCCAACCCTGGTCTTCCTCCTCCGTCTTGGCGTTCCAGTAGTTGAGCGAGTCGGCGAAGAAGGCAAAGCCATGGCCGACAGCCTTGTGGATCTCGATCTTCATCGTGCTTCCCTCCAGAGCTTCTCAGCGATGGGCAGGATCTCGGCATGCGTGGCACGTTCCTTGCCTTGCTGAAGCAGGTTCTCGATGGCTTCCTCGATCCAAACCTCGAAGTCGATGACGTCGGAGTCGGGATCGACCTTGTCGGCCAGCTTCATGGCCAGGTTCCAGACGTTGTCGTTGTAGTGGTCCATGGTGGCTTCGGTGTACGTCAGCTTCATGACCGTGCCTCCGACTCGCGGATGATTTCCTTACCCTCGGCGACGCTGTCGATCGGGATGAGCATCCCGTTGCCGACCACGTAGAGCCCATCGCTCTTGCGGACGATCCGGAGCTTGCCACTGGTGTCGAAGGTCATGCCGTCGGTGAACTTCATTACAGAACCTCCGGACC